GTAGCCGTCTTGCCAATCGTCGTGTTCGTCCTCGTCGTCATGCTCGTCGGGATCAACCGGCTCAACACCACGATAAACGGGGCTGGTAAATGCCTCATTGTGCTCACTGGTATGCTCGCCGATGATCTCATAGCGAGCAGCACGTCCCTTGGCGTTGTTGTAGTCCGACGGAATGGCAACAACATCGGCAGGGTTGATCTTGCCGATCATGACCCGTCCATGCCCGCCATGATAATGTGGCAGATAGGAAAGGCTGCAAAAATGCAGACCGTATGAACAGGTGGTGTCCTTGTCCTCGTCAACCTGGTTGCGCGGCATTTCAAGGATGGTGCCTACGCTGTTGTCCATCTTGCCCGTGTAAAAGTCCCGATAGTCATCGCGCACCTTCTTGTAGGCAAGAAAGCAACCGTCCTCAGTGATTGGCAGCGCCGTCGCTTCAAGGAAGCCATACAGCTCATCAACCGCACGCTTGCTGGGGTTGCTCATCAGGTTCTCAAGGAACTTGATCATTGGCTGTGCATCAAAGCCTTCACGCATCATTGCGATGATCCGCTGCACGATGCTGCCCTTGACCTCAAGATCTCCGTAGAAAACCTGCTCATTAACGATGCGAACCCGACCGCTCACATAGTTAATCACGCTCTGCGCAACATTGATCAGCTTCTCAACGGTATCGTGATCCTTGGTCTTAAGGGCTTCACGGATGTCGTTGTAATTCGCATGATCACTGTTGATGGTATGTGTGGTGCCATCCATCATCACCGTGATGAAGGTTGGACCAACGATTGACGCGGTAATCATTTATTTTTGCTCTCCTTGAGCGGTTGTGAATGGTTAACTTACAGATTGATTATAGCACACTATCAAAGCGTGTCAAGCAGCAACCAGCTGCCCAACCGCGTTTTCCATCTTCATCTTGCTGTATTCGTCGCACATGTTGATGTAGTCCTCATACGGCCTTGCATTGTTCGAGTTGATGTTGCGATTGCTCCACTGGTTAAATGCCATGTTAAACATAGGATAGCTAGCCATTACCATGGAATACAAACCACTAGCATCAACACTTGCCGTGGGTAGGTCAACCTTGTTGCCAAATTGCTGTGCCAGGGCCACCAGTGTGTGCAAGGACGCATTCTTCTTGCTCATGTCTTCAAGCTCACGCATGGCATTGACAAACCGCGCAAACACGCCATCCTTGTCACGGATGCGCAGCTGGAACTGCCAAAGGCTGTTGTCACGTGCGGCTCTCACCGCCGTTTGGTATTCGTTCATATCCGCAACAACCTGCAATACCTCAGGAGTGAGACGTGCAGAAAGCTCTTCACGCAGCAGATCAAACAGATTGATCCAATCGCCATGCTCTGCAACCTTCTTGCGCATGTTAGCACGTGGCGAATAGATGATATCATCCGTGGCGATGATACCCAACTCCAGCGCCTGGCCGAGAATGCTGGCCAGGTCGTTGACTTCATTGTCACCGTCCTTGACGGTATAACGATCCATCATCACATACACGCCGCCGTCGTCGAGCTCAACATCGGCTGGCTCCCAGCTTCTGGAAGCACGGTAGCTGTCGCCGCGATAAGCCAGCATGTTTACACGCTCGCCGCGGCCGGCACTGGGACGCTTGGGCAGCTCGCTGGCCATTTGATGGGCAGGATTACCCAGCATGGCCAGGATATCGTTGACAGTCTTTAGCGGACTGGCGCCGATCAAGATGATCTCCTTGCGCCTATCGTGCTGCTCATGTAGATAGTTCACACGTCCCTGGGTTCCACGTTCAAGATCATCAAAAACCACCATGGTATTTTCGCTGCAACGGATGGTCAGCGGTTCGTGGTAGCTCATCTTACGCACGGTTTTGTATGATCCATAAGATCGCCAAATCTGCGGCGAACTTGCAGTACCATCCCAAAGATCCACGGTTTTCAGCGTAACATGGGCTTCCTTGATCAGCTTGCCCCGCCACATCAGGCCCTTGTTGCTAAATGCCTTTTCAAACTCATAGCGGAATCCGCCCTCGTTACCAAAGATCTCACCAAAGAGCTGGCGTGCAGCCCATTCGGTTGATGCCGCAGCGATCTTCTTTTCAAATTCCGCGGACAGATCGGACAGCATGGTATCCAGCTTTTTGCGGATGTTTTCCTGCGTGCGCTTGTCGTAACCGAGGCCCTCTCGGCTGGCAGCCACCTCAAGATCGCCAATGTTGAAAATCAACATTGAAGGGATTTCCAGCATGGTTTTCTGTGCTACGGTAAGGTCAGCAATGCTGTTGCTATCCAGCGGGTATGCCACACGGCCCATGATGGCCACAGGACGATTAACGGGATCGCTGCTGTAGCCATTTGGATTCCGCCGGCGGATCTTCCACCCATTGCCTTCATATGCAGTGTTATGTTGGGGAATGTTGAGTCCGCTCACCCCTGTGATGCTGGGTTTGACATCAAACCACGAAAACACCAGCGCAGCCTTTTCGCTAAACCAACGGATGTCTTCCTGCTTGACCGGCATCTTGACCGTGACGCCGTTGGGCTCGGTGGTGGCAAATTCACCAAGCAGTGCCACGCTGGGCATGCTGTCTTCATCCTTGTACATGCTGTATTGGCGTTCGACGCCGTTCTTGCGTGCGGTAACGTCAAAGGCATCCACATAGCTGAATGGGCTCTTGCTGCCCAGACCAAGCTGGCCGATGAATTCATTGCTGTTGGTCTTGGTGCTGGCACCATAAACGGTGTAGATACCAATCACCTGATCGTGATCAAGTCCTACCCCAAAATCCCGCACATGGAACCAAGGTTCCCATGTGGTGGGCAAATGAACCTCAATGGGACGATCGGCCTGACCGGATTCAACGTGGCTATCAACGGCGTTGCAGCTGAGCTCGCGGATCACGCTCTGGATCTTGTCGCTGTAAAGACCATCCGACAGGATCTTGGCCATCTTGGCATTGAACTGGATTGAGAACGCACCGTTACTGGCAAGTCCGTCTCGCTCAACCACGGTATTAGTTGCGTTGTCGACCTTCATTATGAAAACACCTTGTGTTGTTATTGCCTATGCAGCATAATAACACAATGCTGCATTAGGTCAACCAAAAATGGCAGCAATTCAGCTGGTTTTCGCCTGCCAAGAGGTATTGAGTGCAGAAACCTTGAGCTGATCAAAGGTTATTTTTAAAGGGTTGAACAATTCCCTAAGCCCTTTGGGACAGTCGTAGCTAAGGGTTATATGAGAAATGTAGCTGGGGTAATCATGGCTTGCGCCGTGATGCTTGCGCATATGATCATGCAGTGCGTGTGCATCCGGGCAGTCAACCTCGGCCACCAGGCAAGTGGCACCGGTCTGTGTGGGCAAGTAGCCAAGATGTTGGATCATCCCATGGATGGGTTTGAAAACATCAACCACTTCCGCGGCCCCAGGACACGGGGTGCGCGAATAAATCACGGTCATGTGTAGATCGTCGGCAGACACGGGATTTGGCAAATTTAACTGCGATTGCAGCTGGCACAGAGATTCCCTGCTGGCCGCATCGGGAACCAGGCATGCGTATGTACCGTTTGGGTGGTCCAATTCATTTAGTTTCATATCCATATCTTCCTAAATTTATTTTTGTACTTTCTTTTCCGGCTTTGCACCGCGGAACAGCACATCCGTGATATTTGCCAGGTGATTGAGAGGAGGGATATCATATGCGGAGATCCTGCTACGGATCACCGGTTTGTCAGCATCCGGACGATGTTGGACAGGAATATTCTCCAGCTCATCCATGGTGAGGACTCGTTCCTCGGTTACACGGTGTAGCCATGTTCCGCGCTTGAAAAAATACGGGTAATCGTTGAAATTCACGCCCTTGGCAAACAGCATTTCGTGCATGTCGGCTTGGTTCTTGAGATGCATTTCCTTGTGGCTGTAATAATGACGCGTGGCCATGCTCACCGCATTCTTGGTCGCATCGAGATTACGCCATAACAGCATGTTTGCCGCTTCCATCTCGTTGGGCATGCTGATGACACGGGCATCAAAGTGCGGAAGTTTTTCCATCAAGGTGGACCCTTGTACCGATCCAAATTCCCTTGATATTGCCCGTATGAATGCGGCCGTTGCCAGTCCAGCCAGCACGGAGGTCATTTTTATGATCTTGCCATCAAACCATGCATTGCCGTGCTCAGTGGCCGTCCAGACCAGGCTAATCTCATCTGATGCTGTATGCCCAATAGTCGCATTACATTGATCAACTAATGTTTTAGTAGTCTCGATCATAGCATTTGACATACGTATATCATACGGTCGTTCCATATCACATGTAAATTTGGAAAACGACCGCCCATCTATTCTTGCATAAATCGGAAGACCTGGGAGAACCCTACGTCCTGTTTCATAAGATTCATAGTCTTTCATGCGATCTCCGATAGCCGTTCTATCAGTCATAATAACTCCTTTTATTAAGTTTACAGTGTGATGAAATAAAATTCAAGCATAAATAGACATAATAGATCTATTTAAAGGATAAGAATATGTCGGATTCGGGTGTATACAAAATAACACACATTGCCAGTGGAAAGTGTTACATAGGTAGCAGTGTTGGTATAAAAGGTAGATGGAATGAACATAAACGTGACTTAAATCATAAACAACATCATTCTCAAAGATTGCAAAATGCATGGTCAAAATACAGTGCAGACGAATTTATGTTTAGTATATTAGAATATTGTGAAAAAGACAAACTTGTCCTGTTAGAACGTGAACAATATTACATAGATACGCTTCTTCCTTACTATAATATCTGCCCGATTGCTGGTTCTAGATTAGGATCTAAATCAACCGACGATACAAAACTCAAACTTCGTGGTATGACTAATGCATATAACTCAACTGGTAAGATAATAAAAGTATCTATCAAAGATTATAAAGAAAACAATATGACTTGCCCAAATACAGGTAAATCACCGGTTATTGATAACTACGGAAATAGATTCCTTGCAGATAAAGACCATCCAAACATAAAGAATGGAACATGGGTGCATGTTTCAAAAAATCTAGTATCTGCATTTGATACAGAAACTAATTCAACCATTAGTGTCACACGAGAAGAATTCAATAACAATACCAATCTAGTAGGGGTTAATAAAAACAAAGTATCTGGTGCAGACAATCCAAATGCTAAACAAATAGCAATATATAATGCAGAAGGACAATTAATTCACACTTGCATTGGAAATTTTAAACAATATTGTATTGACAACAACTTACCATTTTCTAATCTACGAGATACAATGTATAATGATAAACCACTATCATATGATACAAAACGAGCTAGATCATACGCAACCAGGCGTAACATACTAATATATGCCGGTTGGTATGCTAAATTAATATGATATTTATTGAATTAATATGCGAAGAGTAGCATGCGTTTTCTCCACCAGGGCCCCGGCGGTTGCCACCATGGCACGGCTCATGCGTTCGTCGTAGGGTCGTTGCATGCCTCGTGTAAACCGGCTGAAACCGTGCCCGTCAATACGTGCATAGATTGGTAGATTAGGAAGGAATCGCCTGTTGGTTTCCTGGTATTCGTATACCTTCATGCGATCGCCTAAACTATCTTGTGTCATGGTTTGTTCCTTAGTGTGTAAAGTATCGCGTGCCGTTCCCGCTCAGGCAGCTGGGAAATCATATCAAAGTCAGGGAAATCGTTCGTGAGTATCATGGCCGTTCTCTGGGATTTGTCCATGGGTAACCAAAAATAGTGGTAACTGCTGGGCGACTCCGGATCCACTCTGCCATCTGGCAATAAAATCGAATCACCTATGTTGTTCATCCAATATGTCGCAGCATGCAATCGTCCATCCTCAGCCATCATGGCAATTGAATAGACGCGTTCGCAGTGGTAGTCAAACAATTCAACTGGTAGATATCTTTTGTTCAATCGTGACACCAGGTTGATGAACCAAGGATATTTTGGCCATATTGTTGTAACCGGTAACACCAGTATGAACCCAACCAACAGAGAAGATGACTGTAGTAAAATCGCGGCAGGATACCCAAAACAGACCAAAACAATGGTCCCTAGCGTTGCCAGCACACAAAATGCCATCCAGTACATCATGATCTTATCGGCCAGCGATTTGGCATTCATTTTAGATTTCCATATACGGCCGTCAACACACGCAGCATGTCCGGCAAAACACGTTTGTCTATTTTGTCCCAGGCTACATTGGCAAACCCATCCATTTCCTTCTTGAAAATGCCCTTGCCGGAATCAAATGTGCTGAGGCAATCCAATCCTGCCGTGTCTGGCATCTTGTCAACACGATAAAGGAATAGGCTAAGGTCCTTGTCCTTTTTATACTTAAAAAGGCCGAGAGGCTCCAGCTCAGCTGCTGCAACACGCAGGCTGGTTTCCTCATATAACTCTCTAACTGCTGCATCCGCATGTTGCTCATCGGGTTCTATCTTGCCTTTGGGCAGATCCCAATGCCGATTACCCGTTACATGGCAAAGAAGTACCTTCTTGCCATTGGTTATCACCACCCCTGCGCTGACGGTTTTGGCCATTGGATTCACCACGCCGGCCAAAGAACGACAGCAGGCGCGCCATCTATGCAATCCTCTTCGGAATAACCACGCTGCTGCAATTCTTCGGTGAGATTTGCATACCCATATTCCCTGTCCCGTGCATCCCAGGCGCCGTTGTCCTCGGCACCGCTCAGGGGAGCGTAGCCATTACCCTCCGGATCCCTTTGCATGATCACCAAAGCGTTGGGATCAAAACCCTGCAACAGCTCAATCAGTTCTTTTACGGTTGTCATCGTATTCCTTCCAGCAGTGTTATCAAAATGATTTTGAGATCGTCTATGGTTTGGGCCTGCTCAATGGCCTCACGGGTAAGTTCTCGGACAGCCATCCTGCGGGCCTCATGCAGTCCAATTCCATGCTTTTCTCGAAGCTCGCGGCACCGCTCGGCTGTGGTGCGGATTGGTTCAATCATCATTCATCCTTCAATGGCCCGGAGATTAGCCAATATTCTTTCAAGTTCATTGATGTTGATCCTCAAAAACTCTCGGGTATATCGGTTGCTACCACCATAGAAATCCATGTCCGATAACAGTGCTTGTTTGCCCTGGATGGTGTTCTCCAGATTGGCGATCACAGTTTCCAGTGTCATCAGGTGTACTCCGTGGCATCTTTGTTGGAACGAGTCAGATAGGCAGGGCTAATAAACTTGCAAATCTTACGACCATGTGATGAATGATAACCACCATCAGCACAAGTGACAACCACACCCTCACGGATATTATCACCACCAATCATGGTCTTGCCATCACGCACCTTGACAATGGCATCAAGGTCAAAAGGACCAGAATACAGCACGGGCAGCATTTCCAATTCCAATTCACGACAAATAATTTCTGCATCACGGCGAGTTAGAAATTGCTTTCCAATCTGAACATCAAATACTCGGAACTCGGGTGAATTGGTGCCATACTTTAGGTCCTGAACCGACCCGCCAAAGATTTCTCCATAAATTTTAATCACCGTATTGCTATGCGTGTTTGATATTGCACGCATATTGTGTTCAAAGCCATTATCCAGCAACTCACGTAGATTGCGGACATAAAGGTTACCATCATTGTTGCTGTTGTTTTTGAACACCAAACCCTGCTTGCCAAGACCTTTGCTGCTGACAGTGATATTACCTTGTTCTCCAAACATTTCTAGATGGTTCAGCCCAGGAATATACTGCATAAGACAAAATGTACCATGTGCTTTTTCCACAGCATTCACACGGATATTCTCATCAAAGATATCTAGAACATTTTCCCAACGCTCAAAGTCATAGTTGGTAGCAGCCTCGGAAACATTGGCAACTTCACCAGCCATGTGAACTGGGATAGGCGGAGACCACTTGGTAATGCCTAGGATCTCTGACACATCCTGCCCGAGTTCAACTCGGTGCATAGTTCCATCTTCGATTTTCAGTAGGATTGACATCTACACTCTCTTCTGCGCTTATTCACTAATAATAGCACACGCAGCGAATATGTCAAGCATAAATAGTGTTGAGGATCGCGTCCCCGACAGGACCACCCCCTCTAAACGCTATAAGGGAGCATTCAGCATGTGTATTTATTGCACAACCACCAACTATCGTAAAATCTATGAGAACCACCACGGTGTTATTCCCAAGGACCACCAAGGTCGATCCTATCACATTCATCACATAGATGGTAATCATAATAACAATAACCCAGGTAATCTACAAGCTGTTTCTGTAGAAGATCATTATCAAATTCATTTAGATCAAGGAGATTTATGGGCAGCTATCCGGCTAGCCTCATTGCTAGAAATCTCCGCCGAGGAGAGATCACGATTATCTAAAGAGGTGAATGCCCATATGAAAGAAACTGGCAAGCATCCATTTGTAGGTGGCGAAATGCAACGCAGGACTCAAAGAGTCCTGGTTGAATCAGGTAGACATAACTTATTGGATGGCACAATGTCAAGGGAGAATGCATTGAGAAGAGCAAGAGAAGGAACGCACAACCTGCAAGGCTCAACACATAATGAAAGAATGATTAGAGAAGGGCGACATGCAAATTTCATCAAGGTAACCTGTCCTCATTGTAGGAAAACTGGTAGTAAGCCAGGAATGATGAAGAGTCATTTTGATAAATGCAAATTCAAAAATCTTGATTACGATCAGTTTGTTGAAACCGAAAGAATGCGCAAACAATCACCGAGAAGTATAGCGAATACAAAAATCTCTCAAGAAGCTATGGCTAACGGTAAGAATCCATGGAGTATAAAACTCGAATGCCCTCATTGTGGCACAACTGGTAATAAAGGAAATATCGCAAGGTGGCACGGTGATAAGTGCAAGAAGAAATAACCTAGTTTATGGATCGTGAGCTAATCCTAAAATCAACCCTTCCGAAAAAATACCACGCAACTTCAGTGGCTTAACGCGGTTGCCATCGCTGCCAGACAACATACCCTTGCCGGTTTCCTCATTCCAGAAATCCATCTCCTTGAGCAGCCATTCAGGCAGCACTGCGGCACTGGGGATATAGACACACCAGTCACCGGCTCGGTAGCGTGGGCTACCGTCTTCCAGTTTTCCGCTGATGCATAGGTAACCTAGTCCTTCGAGGCGTACCAAACTCAACCTATCGGCATTGGGGTGATCCTCAACCCAGGCTACACGCACGACCGGACACGAAAAAGTGCTCATATTGTTTACAACCTTTATCTTATATCTTATAGTAGCACATCAGTCAGTGTTGTCAACGATATTTTTTGATTTGCACAGGAGGTTTGTCATCAAAGATCTGATAAACCCTGACGAATGTTGAAAAATATCCGCCATCATCGTCTCCTGCCGGCTTTAGTTGCAGTGCATAATTGCATGCTTCAGCAAATTCATCAAATGTTCGCATTTGGCTGACATTTATTGCACCGCGCCAGTACGAGGACACTAGGTAACGAGAAGGCTGGGGCATGACTTAGATTCCTTCTTTACACCGGTATAATAGCATAGTTACAGTTGATGTCAAGCATTTTTAATACGTGGATAAATATTTTAAACAATAGGACACATTTAATGAATACACCGTTAACCGAATATACATCAAATATTCCAAAAAATCTCATCACCAATGCAGAAAAAATAAAATGGTTTCTAGCACAAGCTAACATACTGTCGCCAAAAATTGAAGATGCTGAAAAGGCAGTTACTAAAATATTTAATAAGTGTATGAGTGAACTACCGCGACTCTAAAGAAGTCGCGGCTTCTTCTTTAAGTTGAGTGCTTGATATTCCGTCCGATGATAGAGTATCAAGCACGACATCCAGAAGCACTTTGGCCCGTTCCGGACCTGACTTTTTAACTCGACGCATAACTTCCTGCCATCCCCAAGTGTCTATGTTCAGAGCTGCGTTGATATCGCGATCTTCGATGTGACCACATTCATCACAAACATAGGTTCGAATAGATAGATCTAACTTATCTTTCTTATTACCACAACAATGACAGGTCTTACTTGATGCCAGCCATTTATTGATTTTATGAAAGTGATGTCCTATCAATTCACATTTATATTGAAGTAAACCAAAAAGAGCAGCCCATCCGTTATCTTGAACGGCTATTGCTACTTTATGATTCTTTTTCATTTCTTCAATATTTAGGGTTTCGACTAACACCAGGTCTGCTGCTTTGGTTATTCGCGCACTTATCTGATGTAAAAAGTTAAGTCGTATATTTCTTAAATGAGCACTGAACCGCTTTAATCTGGCCATTGCTTTCATTCTATTTTTAGATTTTTTCTTCTTTCTACTTACTTCTTGTTGTAAGAATTTTAACTTTTGCTTATATTTTCTATTGGGTCTTGGTGTTAGATGTAATATTTTGTTTGAATCGGCTATATTATTAGCATTAACATCAATACCAATAGAAGTATCGATCTTTACTTTTGGTTGTTCATCTACTTCGATTACAAAAGACGCATACCACTTACCAGCATCTTGATAGATAGTGACTGATGAATATTTTGGCAGGTCACGATGCAACTTGATTCTGATATCGCCTATCTTTGGTAATCTTAGTTTTCCATCTATGATTTTTGTATGTTGAACATATCTAAATGAGTCAGACGCATTCCATTTCTTTTGGTAATGAGGAAATCCCCTGTTGTTCTTTTTGAACTTTAGTGCTTTGCTTAAATCCTTTAACTTTGCTTGTAGCACTTGACTATATGAAGTATTAAGCCATTCGTATTTAGATTTGACATATGGAAGTTCATTATTCATATCAAACTCAAATACGAATCTTTTGTATAGATCATAATGCAGTCTGTTCTGAGTAAGAAAATAGTTCCAGATGAAACGGGTATTGCCCGCCGTCTGTTTCATGCTTGCTTCTTGTTCTTCATCTGGATATAATCTAAAGTTATAACGCAGTTTCATAATACATATTTACTACTTTTTAGTTTTGTTGTCATTATTTATCAAACAGGAGAAAGTGATGACTGAACTAAAATCTAAAGGTCAAGTGAAGTTCTTACTTCTTGCTCATTTGATTTTTGTTGTCAAATATAGAAAGAAGTTGCTTGTTACATATGGTAATGAAGTTAAACAGAAAATGATCGACATATCTATGAAAAACAACTTTGACATAGATACGATCGAAGTTGACAAAGATCATATCCATTTACTGATTTCTTATGAACCGCAAGTTTCTATAACGCAAATAGTAAGTGCCTTAAAAAGAGAAACCACTTATGAGTTATGGCAAAAGTATGAATCTGCTTTACGGCTTCAGTTCTGGAAAGAACATACTTTTTGGACACCTAGTTATTTTGTATGTTCTATTGGTAATGCATCAGAAGAGACTATTCGTAAATACATAGAGGAACAAGGTTAGTTTAAAGCGGCCCATTCATCCGCTACTCTAAAGAAGTAGCGGTTTTCTGGACCGGAAAATATAAATGAGATTATATGAGATTTCAGCAGTGAATAATGCAGAACTGTGGTATCGCGATTGTAAAAGCATCTATGTGTCTGATTTTGGTAAAATCAGAAGTGGATTAAACATGATACGCACGATAATTGATTCCCCGCTTATTTCTAATAGTAATGCTGATGCAATGATATCGGAAATTCTTCCAACGTTAGATGAATTTCAACGTCAAATGACAATAATTACCGCCCCGGATCTTTTTGATTTTTCACAAGAAGATGATGACGAATTAGCAAAACTAGTAGATGACTGTAGACATATGTTAGATTATATTTTAGAACAGCGTCGATATCTCAAATTTTAAAATAATTCAAGCCGTGATCAACAGCATTCGAACCACAACATAACCATAGTTGGGCAGTGTTTTTCTGTGCATCATATCTTCGTAATGTTCACGAGCGCGCTGATCAGCAGGATTGCTATCATAGTGCGATTCAATCCAGTAGTCGCCGCGTTCATAATCATTCTTTATGCGGGTACACATGCTCTTTGCTTCAGATTCTCTATGGTAGATTTGGCACGTGTCAACGGTGTCCCAATGAGAGTATTTGCCCTTCCTTGAGAGATATTTGTCGGTAACCGTGTCATGCACAATGTAAACAGTGATTTGCATAACTGAGTCCTTATTCAGCATCTTCATCTTTCTCAATCTTTTTGAGCACCTGATCCATCGCTGCCATCAACGCACGATAGGGCGCAGGATCCTGATATTGGCTGCCTTCACCACATTGTGGCATCCAACTCTTACGGGTGATTTCCATGAAATTGTTGATGAAGATGGCTTTTAAGTGATCGGTCAACAGTTCCACTGCACGTTGATCATCACCCGCTTCCAGCATGTCAACCAGCAGTTCGTTGATATAGATCAAGCTGCTGAATCTGTAACTTTCGTTGTTGCGTAGCCATGCACGCAAATGTGTGTCAATCGTGGATGGCACAACGATGCTTCCCATACCCATCATATCATACCGACCAGCGTAACGGTCCTTAAGTGCCGAAATCAACATGGGAATGTCTGCAATCAAATCTGCAAACTTGTATGTGACATAACTATTTTTGTAACCAGTTGTGCCCTGGTCCGGACCAACATAATCCTCAATTACATAGGTATCCAAGATGGCATCAACAACGTCCTTGCGCATCATGACAAACCCAATATTCTGTGGTTTGCCATAATCATCAGTTGTTTTCAACCTGTGTTCATGCACGCTTTCAAAAAACAATTCCTCGTCAAACGCAGCCTTGGTCACAGCAATATCATGATATTGATTCTCACCAATGGGTATTTCAATCAGACTCTTTTTGAGACCTGCCATGATCAGATCAAAACCGATACCCGAGCTATCTTCGCCACCGCCATAATCGTTGTATGTGCTTTCAAACGGTAGCAGAACAGGACGATAGAGATGTGTTGAATAGCAATGGTCCCCAACGCTATTCACCTGTTCCATCACAAACACGTATGTCCGCTCACCATGCAGGATGGGCAGGTTACTCAGTCCGCACGTCTTGTTCCGGCAGCCCATATGAAAATTCCTTTGGTTGGTATTAGTATGATAGCACGATACTAGGCAATGTCAAGCGCATTTTTAATGGCATCCAATGCCTGTTGTTCGCTGGAAAAATATCCAACCACACGAGGCGTGTGCAGGCTGACCGAGATGCCAGTTGAGCTGTGCCTCCGCACCAATCCGTGCCCAGGATATCTGCCGTTACCGGGCTCGCGATTATTCCATCGTGAGCGTTTCATGTATGGATATGGCCGGTATTCGTGTTCATCGCAGCCCAACATCGCGGCCACGGTTTGGTAGAAGCCTTCTTCTACACTGGGTTCATTTTCATTCATTCTAATCTTAATATAAGCAAAAAATTAATGTTCATCAAGCGGAATATCATTTTAAATAGCAGATGACATCAACTGCATTATGTTTATATGGGCACTTCAGGAGTTTTGACGACTGCTGGCCAGGATTACAGGAGTATCTGATAAAGCCAAACTGTATCACCTCCATTTTTGCCATGTCGTGGATGGATTCAATGGGCCACTTTAAGCATCCAGAAAACAGTCCAAATCCAATCACCCATCCAGGATATGACCAGCAGAGCCAACCCGTAAACACGCACTGGTTACAACATACCATGGCCAGGCTCAATCCTACCGCCGTGCAGTTTGACAACTACCATTTGCACGAAAACAGGTTTGCTAACATGGTCAACGATCTGGCTTCTTTCCATCATCCTAGCCAACATCATCGACCCAAAGGAACCTTGAGCCAGGTCTGGGGAAGATGCACCAGCTTAAAACTAGCAGCAGCACACGAGGCACGATATGGTTTTACGTTTGACCAAATAGTTTGCACCCGATGGGATATAGCATATTCAAAACCAATATTGCTATCTGATCTGGATCCTGCCAAGATCAGCATGGACGGCATGTACGGTCCAGACGTTATATCAGACGCCTGGGCATGTGGTCCTAGCAATCTCATGCAAGCATGGTCAAGACAATTTGAATCAGTTGATCAACTGGTCAGTAATAAAACCATGAACCTAGGCCCACACGAATGGTTGCATACCCATTTTGATCACCAAGAGATTGCCTGGACCAATAGGCCTGACATAGGTATTTGGATCCGACGCTAATAAAAAGTTTCGGTATCTTTGTTCTACCTAAGACCCCAGGTTTGCAAATAGCGATCTGCCCTGAGCTGCTGGGCCTGCATCAACGGCTCACATATCTTCATCACGATATTACAAATTCTTGACAGCATGTCATTGGGCATGTGCGGTCTCCTTACATGCTGTATTTAACGCATTTTTATGCTGCAATGCAACAAACAATTGCGATATCAAGAAAAGTTAAAATGCAAACAAGCGTGGTATTCCAGTCCGCCTGCGGTCTTTTCCCAGTCCTGCAGGGACTTTTTAAGGACATCACTTATGAGATGCTCAGCTCCTGGAAAATCAAAGATCATACCATCATGCACCTTTGCACCCATGGTGTACCAATCACCAAACTTTTCCTTGAAGTTTTCCAGGGCCCAATATCGACCATCCTTGGTAGGGTCGTCATAATTAGGACCCCGAGGATGTCCCCTTGTGTACAATACCATCAGCGTCCTACCTTCTCCGGTGGCGCTGTAATCACATGTAACCGTATACATCGTCGCTGCCGTTCCATTTACTATTTCAGTTTGATAGCAATCAAACCCGGCTTGATGCTCAAACGTCAGCAGTCCGGCACGAGGCCCGTCCTGCCGTGTGCAAACGCCCCAGTCGCGATCAGCTTCGCCGGTTGTTTTATCATGCAACGATGTCCACCAGCGACAACCGCAACTGCAATCAGGGTAGGTCAATTGATCATCTGCCCAACGCTCAACCGTACCGCCGTAGGTTTGGTAGTCCGTTGGTAAAATCTTAAGGGCGTTTTTTGATATATCAATCATTGTAATCCAACATTTCTTAGATCAAAAGCGGGTATTTGAATATGCTTACATTGTCTTTTTTGCTATTTCTTTATAATTTGGAATAGTTGGATGGATACCATCTGGTGCGGTGTGAGTGATCGGTATAATGGTATCACCATATTCACTTGCAACTTGTTTTATGATTTCCTGCCGATCAGAATTGATGGCCGGAAGAATCCAAAATACATGATATGCATCAACTCGTTTTCGTAAAATTTCAAGCTCTTTTTTAGAATTGATATTTTTTGTATCATTACTGCCAAGGCTAATTACTACCGTTTTTGCTATCAACTCAACATTGGGCCATTTTTTGTTCCAATTGTGGCTATTGATTCCAACCTGAGCATACGCAACACATTCCTGTCGAAACATGTGTGTACCAACAGCAATGCTATCTCCTAATATTAGGCAATCTAACAATTTGATAATTCCAACATTTTTTTTGCAGCAAGCTGTGATTCGAAATATGCAATCACCTTGGTCCAATATTCCTGGCCCCATTCGCCCACTGCACGATCCCGTGCGATACGTGCATTGTGTAGGCGTATCAACAGGATTTCCAGGCTATTGGTCACGGACGGCTATCATATCAAGCAATTTGACCAGCTCGGATACATCCGCAACAACATGATACGTGACATCATCATACGCAACATCAGGCTTTATCTTTCGAGATTGGCATTCCTCTAGATATGCCTCTCGAAACCGCGGATCGTGCCACTTCCAAGGATCATTCTCAGTGAGGGACCAAATGCTCCCATGGCCCGTGATTTCACGTATGTGCAAGGTGGCAGTGTCGAAAGTCACGCTCACTTCCCATGTGTGACAATCGTCATCCCGGCATTTGAAATCAATATAACGGCAATTTTCTCCGTAGCAGGGCCAAAGGAACTGAGATCCATCGTACACACGCCAGCCAAGCTTTGATGCAATGTAGGGTAGCGTTATCTGCTGCATGTGTTTTAGTCCTTCACTGGTTCGCAGCTTCCATAATAAACAAGTCCATTGTGGGCATTATCGCTGGCCTGGTTTAATCCTCTTACCATGTTAAACTCTTGCCGGCAGGTGCTGTCAACGGGCTGTATCATTTGGGTGTGACCAACCGGCTGGCCGTGCAAGGTAACAAATAGTAGAAACATTTTATGCATGATTGCGTCCTTTTATGTGAGATGCCATAGGTTAACTGATATCAGAGGTGTTGTCAATGTTGACCTGCACACCTGCTTCGGCAAACATTTGCGCTGCCTCGTGGAAACTGGCTTCCCAGGTCGTGGATTTTCTTGCCAGGTCCGTCCTGGCCACCACCCTGGCTATGCCGCTTTGTATGATTGCGGCCGCACACTGGCTGCAAGGATGCAAAGGACTTACATAGATCGTGTAACCGTGCAGAGGTTCGCGGCTGGTTAGTATGGCATTCAATTCCGCATGGACCACACGTAGCAACTTGCGAGGCTTATCAAGATAGATTGACGGGCTGTCGTCGACAAGCCGGGGAAATCCATTGTAGCCGGCGGCCGCAATCGTGTTGTCGGGACGCAATATCACCGCCCCTACCTTCACACCAGGATCACGGCTCCGGGTGGCCACCATATCGGCCAGGTCCAGTGCCCAAGTGTCAATATCAGGACGATCACCCATATCGGCTGCCTTTCTGTCCTGGTTCGTTACTACCCGTGCAGGCCAACCCATGATCGGTGGATCGTGGACAACGCTTGTTGCCGCATTCCGGGCACGTGATGAATGTAACCGCGGTCATTGGCCAGCCCGTAATCGGATCCGTCATCTTGCCAAGGCAATTATAGCACCAGCAGGAGTTGGTCATCTGTGCCATGCAGGAACAAACTCCTCACTTTGTTCTTTTTCATTCAATGCATCAAGCATCCACTGTAGCATTTTTGGCTCGGGCCAGTATTCCTCGTAAGGGGTTCCGTGCTTTGGTGCCTTGATGATCTGTAAATTACCACGGAAGATGCGAACCGTGTCCTCATCTTCGTCCGCGTGCCAAATGCCACCATCATGATATATCTGCTTATCGGCCATCCACGTTTATTCCCTGCTTTTGTGCATAATCCGGGTCAATCCGACGTGTATCAAATCGATTGGCTTTGAGCGTTGCCATGACCATAGCAGGATCCACAACGGCCTCAAATCTCGTCCGGATCATGCCGTAAGGCTTGGTGCTCCGGTCAGTAATGCGCGTGCCGTCGATGTAGATTGCTCCATTGTCCATTACTTCTAGTTTAACCACGCGGAGCATCCTTGTACAATGTGATTCTAGCACTCCAGTGACCCTTCAGCAATGGATCGATTGCATCATGCAGTATCTTGTTAAGTTCCGCATCAAGTGCCATGCTTCGTTGGTTAAGCTCAGCCTGGCGCGTGCGCAGCGATTCTTGCTCTGCCCGTATCGTATCAAGTTCGGCACATAGGGCCGCTACGTTGGTTTCCATCGTTTAAGCGGCCTTTTGCAGTTCCACGATCTTGGCTGAAGTTGCTTCCATTTCATCACGCAATGCAAGGCGTTGACGCTTCATGTGGTTTAGGTCAGCGTCAACAAAATGCTGGGTAGATTCCATCAGATCAATCTGCTTGTCCAGCACGGCGTGCTTTTCACGTAGATGTGTCAGGTGACTGATCAGCTTTTCCTTGGTCATTTACATGGTCTCCTTCTGTGTTAGTGCTAAGGCTTGCTGCACTTTGTAATGTGCAATTATATTAGCTAGTTTATCAACATCGGCCGGTTTGAGCAATACATCATGCCAACTAAGCGAAGGCAGGCCAAAAATATACTTGATGGCCAGCCAAACGCGCCTGTGCAATGGCAGGTGCACATCAGCCGTCACGCTCATGCAGAAATCTGGTTCGGCATCCGTCCAGGTGTGTACGTCAACCTTGACCATGTGTTCCAGGCCATGGCATTCGCATTGGAAAAGTGCGCTGCGATCATTGTCTTCGCTCATACATCACCCCATCTTGTGAACAGCATGTGTCCTCCCGTGTAAATCATTCCTACGCTTACCAGTGTCATGAGCGTAGATGCGCCAATTGGTTGTCCAACACTGCCGGAAATCAACATTGCGCAGATAATTGCAACACCACATGAGGCCACAGCACCGCCAATGATCATGTCAATGACTTTTTTCATCATTTACCTTCCAGTATGCTGATAAGGTCTCCCACAGGAATCCTCCATGTTTGCATATGATCCGGATAGAGACGCTCAAGTTCTTTGCGCATTTTAGGCACGCTCATGGCGTATCGTACGATTTCAAATCCATCAAATTTAGGCCGAGGTTGCGTGTTCCATGCACGCCGATAGATATCGTATTTTGTGTAATGCGTTGTTACGCGCAGGCTACCTGGTGCGGTATCCCTCAACACCTCGGGTTCGTTTAACCAGCTTAGGACAATCTCAGGATTGAACTGGAAAAATCCCGGACACCCTGGACGATTATCCTTCATGAAATGGCGTTGCAGTGATGCTATGCTTTCGTGTTCTCTATACAGCCATTGGCCCGTGTAGACATGACCCGCATGATTGCCATGATGTATCATGTGATATTCAACGTCAGGAACCTCACCAGGTTTCACCTGCACGTTCTTGTCCAGGAATACATCGCCGGATCCGATAACAACATAATTATCGCATTGGTCGATCAACCAAAGATGCGGCAGCATGGGAGGATTTATGCATGAGGTCTGCTCGGCGTATTTCCATGCCTCCCCGGACATGAATTCCATGATATCCAAGTCAATGAATTGCGGATTGATTCCCATAGCATCACAATATTTCGTGGCATACGCGATATCGTAGGCATTATACCCATCCGCAAATCGCATTATAATCACGTTGATGGGTATGCCGGCCGCCTTGAAAGCAGCAACAACCACCTCGCTGTCCTGACCTCCCGATAATAAAACGTCCAATGGCAGGTCGGTGCTTTCTCTTATCAGTTTAGCAGTGTTGATGCATTCGGAACGAAAATCCAGCACTGGCCGTGACACAGGATCATAAGTGGTCATCCAGGTATCGCTGCCGGATTCTCTGTTGTTAAACCAGCTGCCGTTATACCCAAACTTAAATGAATTCTGCCACGATAATGGGGCAATGGATGGATTATACCGCATCATAGATCCAATACCTGTATATGCCAGCGCGTGGCCATTCCGCTGCGGGTACTGGCTTGCAGCAAAGGATCATTATCCTTATGCACATGGCTGGTGATCCTGCGTGCCCCAATGGTCCGGGCATGATCCTGTAACACAAAATGCAGTTTTTGATGTATCCTGTTGCCACGATACTGTGCATCGATATAAGAAAGCTGGATGTGAACCGTTTCAAGATCAGGGTCATGCACAAACACTATGGCCCCAAGTATATCATCACCCTGCTTGGCATAAACCACGCTAGACCTGTTGCCAAACGGCACAAACGCCCCTGCCCAGCCTTTGCTTACCAATTCAGCAAAACCTGTAAGAAGCATGGCCATGCAAGGTGAGTTGGCAACTGTTTTTTTAAAAATTATCTCTATTTCAGACATTGTATTCTCCGTAATGCACGATTATACCACGTGTGGGTGAATCTAATCAAGTATAGCAAAGCGGGCTGTGATGATTTCCAGCCCGCTTTTGCCTGTCAAGCTTCCTCAACGGCCTTAAGAAGCTCGTTGGCAGCGTCGGTTACCTTTCGTCCTGCGCTTTTGGATAGGACCACGGTCTTGGCCTTAACCGGCTTGTCTTCCTTCTGGTTAGGCATGCGAACGTTTGCCACATCTGGATGGCATGACTTGTACCAATTGATTGCGTCAACTTTGGTCATTGGCGTATCAAGCACCACCAGGTCAATGTCATAGTGCCCAGCTCGAACCAGAACCTTCTTGCGCGCTTCTGCATCGCCATTGGCAACACGAAACTTGGTAAGAGGCTTGTTTGCACCATAAGTGCTCACACCAACGATTGTAAAGGTCTTTTCCATTTTTGTTCTCCTTTGAGAGTTAAAGTAGCAATGCGCAGACAATAACACTGGTTTGATTCTCTGTCAACCGGATTTTTTTAGAAAAAGATCCTCGTCGCTGTGGCACTTAGGGCAGATCAGCTGTTCAGTACCTTGGCAACGGAGGTGATAACGGATGCGATGCGTCCGATATCCCGCAATTGTTCAACACTGTAGCCTTCCTTCTTCAGCGTGTCATAGTGGCTTTTGATGCAAAAATGGCACTTACCAACGATGCTGGCAGCCAAGCTGTAGGATTCAAACCGCAGCTTGGTCGTTCCTCCGTGGCTGGCTATGGCATTCATTCTCAGCTGGGGAGGAAGCCCTTTGAGGCTGTCATCGGCCGCCATTTCCACAAACGGATACCATGTGTTGGTCATGGCCATCAGGCTGGCTGCTGTGAGAGCAGCATCACGCTCTACGGTATTGGCCATGTTGGAAGAAATGTAGGTGACCAGCTTGCCGTTGCCGGTTGCCATGGCAGCAGCCAATGCACAGGCCTCTGCCTCATCAACAGGAATGGTGCTCCTGTTGATGACGCTGTCGAGATTAAGGCGTGTATCCTTGGCATAATCGGGCAGGCCCGACTTGATTTGGTCAACCCATGTCATGTTATTTTTCCTTTTATTAAATTTTCTAATGTTCTTCTGGACATACCAGTCTTTAATCTGGCCTCAGTCATTGATTTATAAATGATACCGGCTATTTCAATGGATTTGGCATTATGAGGAAGTTTTCCATACATAGGATTTTTTGATCCCAGTTTTGATTGAGCTTTTAACAAACTTTTCTTTTCTATTTTTCCTTTGTACCACACTACAGGAATAGAGTTTATATCATCACAAACGGAATTTTCTGTTCCGTTTGTAATAAAAAATAACCCGTACATCGGATTATTTTTTCCACTCAGTGCCTTACTGACTTTTTCCTTGTGGTAATCAGCTTGACCCCAATGAAATCCTTCTGGTAATTGGTCGTGTTTTATCTGATATGACAATGATCCATCAGTAATCCATTTCTTCCCTTTATTTCCATCTCCGTGTTTCCTGATAGTTGCAGGTGAAAATCCGGGATAAAATCCTTGGGGAATACTATTCCCCGCGAATACAGTTTTATCAATCATCCCATTGGTAACAGGTATTTTTCCTGAGTGTAATTGACTTATTTGTTCGGATAAAATTTTCCTGGTAGAGTCGTAAATTGTACTGTTTCTTTTACCAGACATTAACACTAATGCAAACGCCATCTTACCACGTGAAACTCCTTCTGTCATTTTTATCAGCAGTTTATGACACACAAAATGTTCCTTTGCAGTCAATTCTACCAAATTATCGACACAATTATTACCACCCATTGAACGCGGTATAATATGATGTTTTTCTTTATAGGTACCTACTGGTAATACTCGACATTTGGCTCTATCTATAATTTTATAATAGATACGAGTATATTTGTTGGCGATAAATATCATTGCTGATTGCTCCTCTATAAGCATTAGAGTAGTTGGGGACTGCAATCCCGCGAACTACAAACTATATTTATCGCCAACTTTTTGTTTATGCCTTGCCTAAGGTTTCGCCACCGACAACGCGATTACAAGCACAGAGCTCTCCCGATTGTATCGCGTCTAATACACGCAACGCCTCGTCTGCATTGCGACCCACATCCAGGTTGTTCACGGTGACATGCTGGATCACATTGTTAGGGTCAACAATGAATGTTGCACGGAGCGCAGCGCCGGCTGGACCAAAGAACACGCCCAGCTGTTCAGCAAGGCTGAGTTCTCCACGCTGGGTATCGGCAAATCCCCAGCTGGTTGTCTTGCGCAGATCATCATGTGAGTTGCGCCAGGCCAGCAAGGTAAATTCATTGTCGGTGCTACCTGCAAGCAGCACCGCATCGCGATCCAGAAAATCCTGGTTTAGCTTGTCATAGGCAACAATCTCGGTGGGGCAAACAAACGTGAAATTCTTTGGATAGAACATGATGATCTTCCATTTGCCGGCAAAGCTATGGTCGGTAATGGTTTCAAATGCATCATCTGGTGTTAGGGCACCGGGCTTAACACCGGTTATAGCAAACGCTGAAATGGTATCGCCAACTGTCTTCATATCAATCTCCTTTGGTTAGTCTTGAACTATAACTTACTAGCTAGCATCTGGTAGCGCAATATTTGCTCGGTAATCCTTGTTCTTCACCCCTTTTTCGGCATTGCACAAAAGACACAGGGTTTGTATGTTATCCCTATGATCCGTGCCGTCATCGTGCCGCCGAATCTTGTGATCGGCGATCAGCACACTGCGGATGAAAATCAAAGCATCATCCTCTTGCATGTCCTTGCATCGGCTATCGTCAGCCGGGTCATACCCGCACCAATCACAGGTGAGATTTCGATGGAAAGTATAGGGGCGATCAAGCCTCCCCATACCTCCATACTCCCGTTGGTAGAGCTGATGTTCCCTACACAACTTGTTTGACCCAGGACCGGTCATTATGGTCAACGGTTGTTCGCAGCTCGATATGGTACACTTCATGCCTTTGCTGACCTGCCGCTTGATGGCGCTCATGGATTTCATCGAATCCATGTTGGCAGAACGAAGACCGTTTTGCATTAAAACAAGTCTCCCTTTGGCACGATCCACATCTTGGGGAAAGCTGGCATAAGGCCGGTGAAATTCTTTTCAATCTGCGCGATGATGAATGTCATGCAGATGGCGTTTTTAGGATATTGGATACCGCGCAGGGATCCATCAATGCTCATGCCACTGCGCAACCACCAATTCTGATAGCTGAGCTTGGCATGAATCCACAGCTTTTCCGCATCAAAATCACCATTATCCACGGCTTGAAGGCTTTTGGCCACGCCCTTTACATAGTCATCGTCCACCATTATTTTCTGCCTATGGCACAGCTCAAAAAATTCATAAAGCATTTCCGGTTCTTTGGACTGCACCGCACGGCTGCTGCCACACACATGGTAAAAATAATTACAGAAGTGATTGGTAACCTCTATTGGATAGGTTTTGTCCAAAAGTTCCTTGACACGGGTTAGTGCCCCAGGCATGGTATCGTCTCCAAACTTATCGTTGGTTGCAAACATCTTGTATTTCTCAAGAATTGACTGCTTCTTTTCATTTATCTGCCAGTCTGGATTATTGCTGCTGTCAATTCGTACACCAAAAACCTTCTGCTGATAGATGTCAATTGGATCAAGAGGTTTTTTAGCGTCGCCGTTCAGCCGGATGAAACAATTACGCATTTCGCTTTTCAGCAAGCTCGCATAAATCACAACTGGTATTTGGCACTGCGAAATGTCGCAGCCAAATGCCTTTGCGGCGATTAGGTACAGGACGATGAGCGTGTGCTGTCCATCCCAGCAAATATAACGTCCTGGACGCAAAGGATCTTCGTAAACACAGATTGGCATGACCAGTATCTGCTCAAAATTCATGAGAATGTTGGCAGCATGCGGAACATCAAGTAACCTCTGCATGGTGGAGTCGATGTCAATGAGGTCCATGTTCACACGGACCGCATTGCAAAGCGTGATGTCTGACCATGCGGTAATATGTGGGTTGCGACGTTTGAACTCAGCCACGGCTGAAGACAGAACCTGTTGCTTTGAGGCAGAATTTTTGGTTTGTTCCGTGATCCTATCTGCAACACCAAAGTAGTGAGACTGGTTCTTAACAAACTGTGAATTGACCTTGTCGGCATACAGTGTGAGACGGTTAGTTGAGGTTGACGCGTTATTGGTGGGTGCCTGTGTATTTGGTGCAGTATAGGTTAGAATGGCCGTTGTTGACATTTGATTCTTTCTATTTGCTTGTTGTGTGATGCATTGTTGTGTGTTGATCAAAATTTGGTGTCAATGGACTAATTTGGTTAGAGCTCAAACTTACACGGGTTGACATATTGCGTTTTCTATTGTTAAATAAAATGAACCCTAACAAAGGAGCGTGAAATGCGTAGAATATTGGAAATACACGCTGCCGAAGGCGGGGCCGATAGCCAATTATTGGTCCAGGATTTAGCAGCGATTTACACAAAACTGTTCGGCCGCTTTGGTTGAACCTGCCGCTGGGAAGATGTGAGACCCAGCACAACAGGGCAAGGCAATTTTGCCATCTCATTGTTGATCGCGGGCAAGGACTTGACTTGCCTAGACAGAGAAGCCGGAGGACATCGCTGGCAAAGGATTCCACCAACTGAAAAACGAGGCAGGGTGCATACCAGCACCGTGACGGTCAGCGTGACCGATCCGGATGCTGTGTGCGATTTTGAGCTGCGTGATGAAGATCTATCACTTAGCTGGTACAGCGGCAGCGGTGCTGGTGGACAGCATAGGAACAAGCACGCCAACTGCGCAAGATTGACGCATGTACCTTCGGGCATAACCGTCACGGCACAAACCCGCAGCAGGGAGAATAGCCTGCAACAAGCTAGGACCGCGTTGGTTGGGAGATTGAAGGCCATGCATGCTGCTGCCCAACATGATGAACTATCTCAACAGAAAAAATCACAGGTTGGGTCTGGGCAACGCGGCGATAAGATCAGGACATATAGACTACAGCATGATGAGATTTGCGATCACAGGACCAACAAACGGATCACTTGTCGTCAGCTGGAGAGAGGAATGCTGGATTTGTTGTGGTAAAAAAGTAATGGGCTACGGTTTTTTTGCCGTAGCCCATGGAAATTTAGGCAGCTTCTGCGGTGCCTTCGTCAGTTGCTGATGCCGACTTTGCATATTGGCTCTGGCCAAGGGCCATTGCTGCATCCATCAGCTTTTTATTTGCGGCACGCAGGTCTTCCACTGACGTGTCTACATTATCAATCAGTGTTTGCAGCTCGTCCTTGGCGGCAGACACGGCATCGGCCAATGCCTGATCGAGATCAGTGCCTTCTTCTAGCTGCCGTTCAGCAGCGCCCATGGCAGCCTGTGCCGAATTCCTTGCATCTGCCATTTCTCGCTTGGCCTTATCAGCTTCACGATTGGCTTCGGCATCCGCCACCATGTTCTTGATCTCGTCATCTGATAGGCCACCATTTGACTTGATGCTAATGCTCTGTTCCTTACCAGTTGCCGTATCCTTGGCGCTAACCGACACGATCCCATTGGAATCTATGTCAAATTCGACAGAAATCTGCGGAACTCCGCGGCGTGCAGGAGGGATGCCAGTTAGATCAAACTGTCCCAGCAGCTTGTTGTCCGCTGCCATTTCTCTCTCACCCTGGAACACACGTATCGTCACTGCATCCTGGTTATCAGCTGCCGTGCTGAAGGTCTGGCTCTTCTTGGTAGGAATGGTGGTGTTACGGTCTATCAGTCGTGTAAACACACCACCTAGCGTTTCGAGACCAAGGCTGAGAGGCGTCACGTCTAGCAGCAGCACGTCCTTTACATCTCCTGCAAGAACTCCGCCCTGTATGGCAGCACCTAGAGCAACTGCCTCATCGGGATTCACAGCATTGCTTGGTTCCTTGCCAAAAAACGCCTTTACCGCATTTCGGATAGCAGGGATGCGGGTGGATCCGCCTACCATGATTATCTCTTTGATATCATTAACAGATAATCCTGCATCTTTCAAGGCTTCGCGGCATGGCGTTATGGCGCGTTTGACAAGATCATCCGTTAGGCTTTCAAATTTTGCCCTGGTGATCTTCACCAACAAATGCTTTGGTCCTGACGCATCCGCCGTAATGTAAGGGATATTAACATCCGTCTCCGTTGTGCTGCTGAGCTCGATTTTGGCCTTTTCAGCGGCTTCGCGCAAGCGCTGTAATGCAAGTTTGTCATTTCTCACATCAATGCCGTCGCTCTTTTTGAATTCATCGGCGATGTAGTTCACCAAACGCTCATCAAAATCCTCGCCGCCAAGATGTGTATCGCCGTTGGTGCTGAGCACCTCAACGACCCCGTCACCTATATCCAGCACGCTGACGTCGTGTGTGCCGCCGCCGCAGTCAAACACAACCACCTTGCCGGTGCCACCCTTGTCCACACCAAATGCCAGCGCAGCAGCGGTCGGTTCGTTGATGATGCGCAGCACTTCAAGGCCCGCTATCTTTCCTGCGTCCTTGGTGGCCTGACGCTGGCTGTCGTTGAAGTATGCCGGAACCGTTATCACCGCCTGTGTAACAGGTGTACCGAGGTATGCCTCAGCAGTATCCTTCATCTTTATCAGCACCTGGGCTGCAATTTCAGATGGGCTGCGTGTCTTGCCGTTGACCTCGATCCATGCATCACCGTTGTCGGCCTTGACCACCTTGTAGGGCAGGGTCTTAACATCCTTGGCAACGCTTTCATCCGTGAAACGGCGGCCGATCAGGCGCTTGCTGGCAAATACCGTGTTAGTTGGGTTGGTCACCGCCTGGCGCCGTGCTGGCTGTCCAACCAGCTGCTCCTTATCGGTCCATGCCACGATTGACGGGGTTGTGCGGGCGCCTTCCGAATTTTCAATTACTTTTGCTGAGCCACCTTCCATTATAGCCACGCAGCTATTGGTGGTCCCAAGGTCGATACCTATGATACTGCTCATATATTGTCTCCTTTTTATAAGCAAGAACTAATGTAGTGGCCCATACGGCACCACTAATGTTATTTATAATGTTTCAACACGCATTAGTCAAGACGTTGCAAAATAACCAAAGCTATTGTCGGGCTCGTACCAGTCATCTGGCACCGCATTAAAAATGTAATTGTAATCGTTATCAAGAAGGTCAGCTGACTTTTTAAAGCTCAGCAGCCTCCATAGGCTGCCTTTTTTGACCTTGCTGAGATATTCTTTGCCACAAATATCAGCAACCAGCTGCCTTGCATGCCATTTGTAGGTGATCAGGCTACCATCTATCTTGTGTTTACGATCAACCATGCTCCAGCGTTGGAAATTTTCATCCCCATAAAACTGGCAATAGTGGTCATCCAGATACTGCTGAGTGATGTTGGCTGTATCGTGCACAAACATCAGCATGCGGAAGTAAACCGAATGCCATTTGCAGCTGAAATTGATCCACCACCACCAATCCGCCACGGTTTCAACAGGGCAAGGAGCGGCCCGCAAATTGCTGGCAAAAAGGCTTGTCCACATTTCTGCCGTTGATTGATCAAGTCCTTTCCTGAGATGGTATTCGGTCATTAGGTTTTCGGTCCACGGTTGCTCCAGGATCGCATCTCCGCGCCATTTTACAACATCCCTATAAACAGCCGAGCCCAGCAACTGATCGTTGAACTCGCCGCCTACCAGTATCCTATCGGTGCCCCAATCTCCGCCATGGCTGTATCCATCGATCATTGTTAGGTTGCTTCGTCTCAGCAATCTTTCCCACATCCAGGGATTTTCTTCAATGCTATCCTGGCTCATGACGATCTGCACACGCTGGGCCAATTGAGATTCACCAAGTTCCTTGATAAAACTTGCTAGTATCAGGCTGCTGTCTATACCACCACTATAGAGTATACGTATCGGAACATCCAGCTTTTCTTGTTTTGCCAGCAATTCCCTGACCCTGCTTTGGCAACACTCTTCATAAGTCATTGTGAAATTGGCATCGTAACTGGGCAATTCAAGTGCAGCTGGGATGGCGGTTCTTATTGGCAATTTTATGGTATTTGTTCGGTCCACAAAGGTCACATTGGCATGTATTATCTTGAACAATGTCAGCCATTTTTGTATGTCTGGATTCCGTGCGGATACCAGCCTGTTGGGGTTATAGCAATATATGCGGCTCATATGCGGGTATCCCTGTCAAAACGATCCGTCATTTCTTCGCCTATCGTTGCCACCTGATCATGGGAGGTGATTGAGTTTATCCTATTGGCGAAATATTTGGTAAGAGAATAGACCGTCATCATGAGGCTGTCAACAATGTCTGCTTGTATTTTTAGTTCTCTATAAGCATGTGCAGGTTCCAGATCGGATATGCGTGCGTATTCAAGCACGGCGTGGCTCCAGGATCCGGCATCCATATCGCACTGATCAAGCGCGCGACGAATGTGATGTTCGATGCCCGGCCAAATAAAAGGTTTGCAGGACATGGTACAGTGCCAGGCCATCGTCATCAGGCGTTGCATCAAGGGATACCGTAGTGACACCAATCGCCTACGCTCAAGATATATTGCATTTACAGCGGATTCCGGAAGCGGGGTTATGGAATTGTTTTTATCAATGAATAAATGATTTTGCTTTTCATATAATTCATGCATGGTTACCAAGTTGTAGGATGGATTGCCTTGGTATATTATGCGCATTTCCGCATCGACCAATCCATGTTTTAGATTGATTGCGGTGGACTGGTTATCGCCCGCCCATAGGATGCCTTCATTGGTGCAGTCAAGTAGGATAAATTTCATAAAACCTCACAGTGATAGCCATGCATAGGCCACGCCTTTGTATATGTTTGGCCATCTTTCAGGCCCAATCGTAAATCCAAGACTTTGGTAAAACCCTTCCACTCCCATGCGAGGAAATGTGTAGGCCAATCTTATGTTATCAAATGCCGTTAACGCAGCGGTTACACAGCTAGCGGCTGCGCCCGTGCGACGGAATTCCGGGTCGCAATACGTTCCACGTATGCGTAATTCATCGTTCCATGTTTGATAGGCGGTTGTGCAGGCTATTGTGCGATCATTATATGTCGCCAGCCAGTAACGTACCTTTATGTTTGAATACTGTCTTCCAGTCCAGCGTATCTTGCCAAGCGTGTTATCTATTGGCAGGATGACGGCTTTATCTGGCCACAGCTTTTGTAACAGAGGCCAGCACACATCTGCCGTGGATTCCTTGGTTTCAATCATTTCAACACATCCAACGGCAATATGCAATAATCCTCGGCTGGTTTCACCAACACAACATCGCTAGGCGTATCATAGACGTTGTCAGTTGCCTCGCTAAAATCTTGATGGGCAATATCGCTTATTAAAAATGCCAAATTACGGGGCCAAAAAACCTCAGTGTTGGTCATCCTGTACAAGTCCCAGTTGTTGGCAAAGTCAAGCTTTTTCATCACCGCCCTGGCCAGTAACTGGCAGAAATTGGTACAGAAAATATCAGGTCTGTGTTCTGCCAGCAGCCTGTAACTGATGGTAGAATAAGGTTCTATTACCTGCCAATCCGGAGTTGACGCTATAAAAACTGAATTTTTCCTATGCATGAAACCGAGATCATAAAACCTTGGTATCGTGCCAACCAATCCGCACAACGTACCTGCATCTGCTAACTTGCAAGCAGTTTGCATCTCCATGATTTGACTGATGTTAGATGGTAACAATTCGGGATATGCAAGGTTAAACCATCCTTGATCCAAGGTAACTATTGGATCCATAAATTCGATATCCGGCCTAAGCCTGCGGCATATTTGCTCCAGTGCGAAACTTAGGATCCTGGGTGCCGTTCTGACAAATACAAATTTCTGCGGCAGTAAGTCTATCAAAGCATAGACGAGTTCTTTCAATTCCATATCGGGAATAAAAGAAAAATCGTATTCCACGGTAAATCCAGAACTAGCCGCCACCTTGGGATTTGATTTTGCCACTGGTATCAATTGCATATCTTGCGAATAAAACCATGCGTTAAAAACTGGTCGATCGAACGCTGTTGCCATTTGTAATTAGCATCCTAAGATAACAGATAATTTTACCTGCACAGTGATCTTGATGTCAACTTAGGTCAATTTTTCATAGCATAAATTGCAATTGTATTGGTAAATAGGCTAGAATAAAGCCACATAGGAGATAGCCGATGACGGTAACCGTTACAGTAAGTTTTACCAGACCTTCTACCGAAACAACATTTTATGCACCAACAGTCGATGTGGTATCACATTGGCATACAGCATATGTCTCAACAGGCATGTTGGTTTCAAGGTCAGATACCGTAAGCCAGGACGGTCTTACCCGAACAATTGTCAATGTATGGAAAGACCAAGCATCGTTGGATGCATGGCGTGCTGATCCCATCCGTAATCAATTGATGTCCGCACGTGCCGCATATCATGCCACCAAAAAAGTAACTGAATCAGATACAACCACCGCTTGATGGATTAGCGTGTGGTTTTTGTTTATCAGCCATCTCCCAACGAAACTCCAAAATGGTAAATTTCTAAGTGATTTTTGAATTTATTGAAGACCTGAACAACCATACGATAGATGATCGTAATCTAGCACAGCTGACGGTGATCAAGCCAGGTGAAGTTACCACCGTAAAAACACTAGGCAGCCTGTGGATAATGTCAAGCAATGCCGCTGCCAATTTGAATAAAGTTATCGACATTAGTCATTGCACATGGGCTAGCGGCGGGCATAAAACTGCCAAGATAATAGGATCGGCACTGATAATTGATAATACAGGATATTCCACAACCGAACCAAAACTTGCAACAGTTGATCCAACCAAACCAGGACAGCTGAGTTACATAGATGGATGTTCCAATACCAATCTCATAGATCCTTTGCGTAATGGAGATCCATGCATAAATTACCTGCATTTTCCTCCGGGTATTGATCAAACCTGGCACACACACCCTAGCTACAGGATCGGCTACGTAATATCCGGCTCAGGACACGCCTGTGTAAAAGAATCTGGCATGGAACACCAATATCCGCTTAGGGTTGGCCGAATGTTTATTTTACACCGGCACGCACTGCATCGTTTTGTCACCACAATAGATAGCATGAGTCTAATGGTATATCATCCAGACAGTGAAGATGGTCCTAGGGACGAAAACAATCCCATGAAGGCCCGAACATATCTGCAACGCTAGTGGAGTTTTTTACAGTGTATCACACACTCACAAGGCTTGCGAGTAGCCATCCAGGCCTTCTGCCAAAGCAATAGATGTTCATTGTATGCCAACAAGGCTGCATCAATGCCAGCATCATCCAGATAAATCGGTGGTAGAGTTTCAACCAGATACTTAATTTCTTGCCCTTGAAGGCTGCTCCATGATGCCCAGGAAAAGTCTCCTCGGTCCGGATCCTTGATCCGTGTGTAGGTGTCGGACACCCAACAGCAGGGCCATACACGTCCTGCCACGTCTACATAGATTTCTCCGCCATACTGCTGGCACTTGGGATCGATAACGGCGGTGGCAAGCCAGCGTTCAAATTCAGTGTCGGTAGGCATTGGCTTTTTTGCCGTGATGTTCGCAGACTGCAACACGGTTCCATTAACCACTGGAAATTCCACCGATCCTGCAAATCTGTTGGTGTATTTTATATTGACATGCTTGAAGCCACGCTGGTAAAGATGGTCCTTCAGACCATCTATCTCATCTTTGTTGTGATCAAATACTAACGTTTCTGCCCAGACATCAATGCCAGCAGCAATCAGCGCATCCGCCGTCTTCATCACATGATCCCAATTGGTTCCAATTCTATAGATCGAATGCGTGGAGGCAAATCCGTCAATTGCCAGCACAACCTGTCCTTGGCTGCCGATGATGCTGGCCAGACCTTTCCACCATTCTGCGTTGCGGGCACTGCCGTTGGTATGGAAGCTGATTTTGCACTGCTGGTTGTGGCTTCTCAGATATCCAAGTATCTGCAACACATCGTTGTTCATCACGGGATCGCCGTAGTTACCACAGGCCAGGAAAAACTCCAACTGCGATAAAAATCCCGGCGTGAACCACTTTTCAAACTGTTTGAAAGATATGTCATCTGGGCCTACAAATCCGCGCACCGCACCTCCTGCATGATTTCTTGGGCACATAGGACAACTGGCCTGGCATCTGGTCGACAATTCAATATGCAGGCGTTTGATTGGCATTTTAGCTCCAGGTCAATTTAAACATTATGTAGTCCTCTTCGCATGTAAAGATCCATTCATATCGTGAAATAAACTGATTATCAGTTATCCTAACTCCTGTGGTCCCATTGTGAATGCAGTGCCAGCAAGAAGCAAGGCTGCGTCTACACCAAGAATAGTGCTCATCATGTTCTTTGGCAGACAGCACCGTCGCCACGCTCCACACGCTCATGCCCAAGCCAACATAAACAGCACGGCGTCTTCGTGGGTTTGAAACAGTATCCGCTCAAATGACATCCATAAACACCGGTCCGGTTCAGGGCCAAACTGCTGCCTGCACCATCTAGACACGTCAATGGAATAGAGATTTGGTTTGGATATTTCCCACTTCCAGCATGCGCCATTTATTGGGTTGATCTTCAGCATCTACGCTCTAACACCAGGTCATTTGGAAAAGCACAGCATCGGCCTCACTGGCAAACCACCATGTGGATCCGTCATTGAAATAAATCCATGTTCGCCAAACTGTTGACTGCACCAAACCGTTGCATCGTGCCTTTCATCCCAAGGAAAGGTGCCCACTGAATGGTATCCGGCAGATTCAAAATCAGCATCGCATTGCGTTTTACGCCGATTGTTGAGTCGCAAAAAGGTGTTGTATATGGCAGGGTTGACCTTATGTCTGGCCGTGCGCTCGAAATATCTTACCCGCATTGAAAATATGCTGCCTGCGGGTCCCACCATGGGAGATACCCCAAGTATTTGGCTGGCTATGATGTTTGGCATCACCCTGCGTATCACGGGTATTATTACCTGATTTAATTGTACTGAACTCAAATTAACCCCACTTCAACATGAACATCACGCGATCCTCCTGTAGTTCAAACATTATCCCTTTTGTACCTACACCGCTGGCGGGTGCACACCAACGTCCTTGCATCTCGTCACTTTCCAACCATTTCCACGCATCTGAACCTATGCCATACAGATAATGTCCCTCAGCGCAATGCCAGGTATCGCGGACCATTTCCTCGGTCTGCCGGGAACCCACAAGCCGCCTAGTCATAGGCCCAGGTGAGCTTGTACATGGCGGCGAACTCTAGACTGCTGAAGACCAGTTCGTTGTAGCTGATTCCGACATAGGATCCGTGTGTCAGATTCTCTGCACACCAATCAAGCGTGTCAACCGCATTTTTATTCTTCAAGGTTACCTTGTAAGGGTACCCGCGCAGTTTCCATTCCAATCCAGCTTTATCAGTCATATTTTTCCCATGTCAGATTGTAGAAAACCATGTCATCCGTGCTTTCGAGATACAACACCGGCAATATTGCTTGACCAAACATATATACAATATCTTGGGATGCGTCGCATGATAGCTCGTGCGGTCCTGGCGTCATTGTGTTGAAGTAATATCTGCCTGTGCAATTCTCATCCAACCAAGTGGTAATTTCGTTAATACCTCGTTTCTGTGGTACAGTAACACAATGCCAGGTACTCTTTATTTCTTCCACCAGATCAAAAATTCCATCTGCCATCAGCCTGCTCGCCTATCCAGCTTGACATCCGCCAATGCAGCAACCACCTGGAAGTTTTCCCAGGCTTCCTTGGCCGAGGGATTCTTCTCCAGTTCATCATTTGGCAACACAGCTTCAAGCCAGATCGCATGCGAGCGAGTTTGTATGACTTTACCAAATTGTCTAGGTTGGTGTAGCTTGCCTGATTCCAGCAGCTCAATGGTCAACGCCCTGAAACGGGCAGCATCCTCGTTGTTATATCCTGCCCATTCCGGGTTAGAAAGGCCGCCATATCTGTAACCTTCCCAGATGTTTTTCCAATGGATGTCGTTGTGAGGATCGAAGTTGGTGCGAGATATGATCACCAGCACGTCATCGATATCCACCTTACCTTCAATGATGTCCAGCAAACACCTGCTATAGCTGAGTCCAATTTTCATTTATTGTCATCCCATTTGTTGTAAGGATTTTGGGCAAGAGCAAGATTATAGTAGCGAGCATCGTCGGTCACTTCAGCACCAATCCACGGAGGAAGCTCAAACTGCTCATCCTCAGTTGACAGCTCAATTTCAGCAATGATCAGTCCTGTATTGTCATCCTGGAATCGATCCACATGCCATTCATAACCTGCGTGCTTGATGATGGTGCGCTGCTTTCGTATCACAAACTTGCACAGCGTATCAATCATTTCCTGTGCTTCATCAACATTGGCCAGCTCAAACTCATACTCCGGTCTGGCAGCGCCAACTGACCGGCCTTTGACGGTGATGAAGGCCTGCTGGTGCCAGCTGCGCCAACGACTGACACGCACACGAACCGAACGTTCAATGTCCAGGCTGAGATAACCCTGCGATATGTCAAGTACCAGCGCAGGTGTTGAGCTTGTATCAAAATCCGGGTTCACCAAAAACTTGCGTTCAATTTCCTTGCCCACGATTCAGCTCCCGTTCTTCAACACATGTTCAGTCTGTCGGCTTTTGCTGGCATACTTCCAACGATCAACCCGGTCGTTGTTTCGATATGGATGCGAGTATACGGGGCCAAAAGAACCATTGGGATTTAACTGGTATTCTGCCTTGCCAATCTGAACCACGGGTCTAGGATCCTGATCAAACGGATCCCAACGTAGTCGCGCTATGGTTGTGACTATCTGATACCGGTCTTTTAAGATCTTAAGATAAACAACGTCGCCGCCAAATATCGCCGCACGCAGTTGCAAAAATTTAACACGTAACCACCTATGCATTTCATTTCATCCTATATCTGCTCAGCACTGCCTCCATGTCATTGACCAGAGAATCCAGCTCAGGCGCCCTGGCTATGGCAGCATCAAGATTTCCATAATGCTGTTCTGAAGAATATGTTGCAACAGATGGCATAAGTGAATTATATAACATGATGACTATAAGTCAACTAGATAAATACATTACGATGAGGATACGGACCTAAATCAGTTCATACATTGGTGCAAGGTCATTGCTGAGCACAACCAATGATAGATCTGAAAAAGCGGAGGGTGGATTAAATTCTTTTTAGCAAGTGAATTAAGCAACATCAACGTTGTCCTTTTGTGCGTATGTAGCTAGCATCGGATGGTTAAAACCATATGCAAGCAAACCTTGGCGTGTGTCATCGTCAATTGGATCCTTTCCAACTATTGAAACTTGGCGATTGATATCAATAAGTTCTTCGTTGTCTTTGATCAACCCAAGCACCCACAAAGGCACCAGCATGTTTTGTCCGTCCCAGTTTTTAAAACCCCAGCCAAGAAGTTGCTGGCAACTGATATCGCATAGATCAGACACCGTCACCCGTTCGGCATGCTGTACTTCATGCGGCTGATAGTTAGGCAAGTCGCTGAGGCGCCAACGGGTGAATTCAGAACCAAGCAGTTCAACGGTTGTCATTTTACCAGTCCTTTGATGTGTTAATGGTAACATTAACACATCATCTCTTAATGGTCAAGGTATGTTGCAGACAATTGTGTGAGATTCATAGTGTTGACAGCGCGTCCAACGAAGGTACTTCATACCGCCACCAATTTTCCCTGGTTTTCCAACCCTTGGGTATGCGTCGAGGGGTTCCATCGCATTCAAATGGTATTTCAATGTTGCTTTTCGGCGGAATGTCAACATATGCATGATGTGGGATGACGAAATAATAAAATCTATTTTGCTTGCGTTCGTAAACCTGCACGCGCAGGTTTCCTGATTTATTGCTGATGCCCGTTACTGGAGCGGTGTACTTTTTCCCATACCCTGATGTGCGCACGCTGCTGATCTTTGCATCACTGTAGGCTCCATCTCGATAGAGATCTCCTTGATCCTGGCTTACAAGATCATGACCGCCAAGGTTGGCCAAAACCTGCTCAAATGCCGTGGAAACCTCCACACAGCCCAGTACACACAGCATCCATTCAATTGTTTCGATGCACTTGCCATGAAATCCAGGAAGATTGGTCATGAAATTGCGGAAATGTGCCAATTCCAATGGCAGATTTTCCATTTTTGTAGCCATTTGCGTCTCCTATGTTGTTTAATAGCAAAGTTGTTGTGATAAAAGATGCGAATGTCTACCATAAGCTACCAATTAATCTAGAACTAAAAACGTCAGTGTCTGGCGGTTATAGCTGCACGAATATAATATAAATATGATCATGCGCATAAATGAACTTTTGGAAACCATTTACAGCATGGGTGAGCTGGCAGAGATCATGCCAGGCATCAAGCAACACCTAGCCAGTCTGCAAAGGGCGGAGGTATCGGTGTCGGGTCCTACCAGCATAACTCTGGACACACAATGGAACAACCAAAGCCTTGAAGTCACATACCAACTGAAGAGCGGTGATGCAGAGGAATTCCGGCGCCAGCTGGTGGCAGCGCTGCGCAGCAGCCGCAGCGGTGCCGAGCTAGGCAGGGACGTCAATGTGGTACGGGCAATTGACCACAGCATTTTGCGCAAAAATGCGCTGAATTACCTCACCAATCCTGCAAGATGGCATGCCGTTCGGCTGCGGCTGGCTGGTCAGATCATGCCAGCACCGGCAGCGCTGCCTACAAAATGATAGGTTAACCCCAGGTTAGCTCAAACAACACCGCTGTCTCACGGCTTTCAAACCAATAAACTCCTGATGCCAGGCGATCCCACTGACCATGCTGGCTCAGACCCTGTTGATTAACACACCAGTCCGCGTGTCTCAGGCTGTCCCAGTTTGGAGAGCATTGGAGATCAACCTTCCAACCACTGACCATTTCCGTGACTATTCCCATGGCCATACCAGCTTGAAAAACACGGCTGAATCCTCGTTTAGAAAAATCCATATGTTTGGCGACAATCGTTCCCAGGTTTCCGTTCGAGGTCCAATATTATTCACACACCATTGATCGATGCCCACGCAACTGGCATCGGGCAGCCTGCTGACAGGCACCCTGACCCCATATCTCAGCAGAGGCATCATATGGCCTTGCTTGGTGATGTTTATGGCCATGTGTCAGCACCAAGACAGCCGGAACCACACGGCCATTTACTTGTCCTTGAACCTAAAACAGCGCGATGCTTGGTGGAATTCCCAGTCCGCACGCTCAACACCTACGTTTTGCCTGCACCAATCCTCGAGCTCGCTTGTACACTTGCGTTTGCGCGGCCATCTAACATCGTACCAGGTGATTGGTTGCCCAATGCATTGTTTTCTTTTCACTGCCAAACCATCCTAAACAAAACACAATCATCCTCATGCCGGAATCTAAACACCAGATAGGGCCCGGACCGCCAAAGAATTCCTTCAGGGCCAAATTGCTCCTGGCACCAATGCTGGATCGCCATCTTGCGTGCTGTAATATCACTGCGTGTGTCACCGGCACCAGGCCCTGCCTGTACCGGATACCATCCTAGTCCGGGTATTGCTGCCACAGGCTATAGCCAGGTCAACTGGAATAATACGGCATGCTCGGCATGTTTGAACCACCAACCATTGGATATCTGCATTTCCGCACCCGATTGCGCCCAGAGGAGATTTTGCTCGCCTATGTGATCATCGCACCATTCACACACTGCCGCCCACGTGGCCATGCTGCTGGGGCGCCAGGCCACACCATGGGGCAGCACGAGAAAAGTTTCAGGATTGATCCAGGCCATGCTACTGCCACACCATGGTAAACAGCACGGCATCGGCTGGTGTGTCGATCATCACCAGTGCGCAGCGCTCGGGCGATCTGCCAAGGAAATAGCCGGTCCACTGCTGATCGATTCTGCCAAAATTCTCCTCGCACCAGGTGATGAGATCTGACTCCTCCTCTACGGACAGCGCACGGCTCAGCAGCTTATAGCACCATTGGTGATCTCGGCTGGTCATGCCCAGGTCAACCTAAACAGCACGGCATCCTCAGCGGATTCAAACTGCCACATGTTGAAGCTATGATGCTGCCATGCATGCTGGCAATTGGCACCACACCAGTTGCGTATGGTCTTGTAGGTGGTGGTGCCAAGATGCTGGACCTTATAGTCATCCAGCGGATCATAGCTAGCGGTAACGCTGTGCCAGTGGGGTTTTTCAGGGA